ACCACGAAAACAAAATGCGGGGTCGTAGTTAAGTCGGTTATAACGCCGGCCTGTCACGCCGGAGGCCGTGGGTTCGAGTCCCATCGGCCCCGCCAAAGAAATTAGGGAGTTACGCGCAAGCGTAACTCCTTTTTTCTGTTTCAGGGGGTATGCTTAGGGGGGAGAATTTTTCGAGGGTCGAAAAACACCCGCTGAGACTGATTAAAGCCTCCCGTGCCCCGTTGCTATTTCTCAGATACCGTTCCGTCGTGTTGAGCTTCTGGTGTCGCAGGATTTCTTGAATGGTCTTGAGCGGCACTCCGTTCTTGGCAAGCATCGTTGCCGTCAAGCCGCGAATCCCATGACAACCAAAAGCCTTCACTCCCGCCTGTTCACAAAGAGTCTGGGGGAATCCCCTGTTCTCCGTGTAAGGCTTGCCCTTGTGCCTCCCTACGCTTTGCGTGAAGATATGCTCATAGCCTGACTTGGCTTTGTGTTCTTTGAGCATCGTCGCCAGCTCCGGGGTCAATGGGATGTGGTCAACTCGAAGCGAACCCGTTTTTGTTTTTCGGGTCCGTAAGGCAACCGTCCCAGACTCGAAGTCAACATCTTCCCATTTGAGGCGGTAGATTTCGCTTCTACGCCCCGCCGTGTGTAGGAACGTCAACAAGAGCAATCTGTCCTGCCCTCCAGCTTGAGCCAGCACCTTCAAGAAGTCTTTCTCAGAGGGCACATAGTGTCCGTGAGTTTCGTCCTCTGGGTACTTCTCCACGAGCATGAAGGGGTTCGGGGTGGGATACTGTTTGAACTTGATTCCGTGGCTGTAAGCGGCAACCAGATTCTTCAGAACCTTCGCGTTTACAGCCTTGGCACCACGCTTCTTGTATTGGCCTTGGCAGTAAGCCAGGGCGATTTCCGGGGTGATGGCCGTTATGGGGGCTTCGGGGGCGATACCTCTTGATTTAAGAAAGGCCAGGAAGCGCTTTAGTTCGGTCTTCTTTTCGCTAAAGACCTTTTTGGTGAATCGTTCAGCGTGGTTCAGGTACCAAGTGCCCCATTCAAGCAACGAGTCCGTAAGGGTCTGGGGGGCTGGTTTCGGCGCTCCGTCCAGTTCCTTTTTGCAATCCCTTTCCCACTCTGAGGCTTCGCGCTTTGTGGCAAAGCTCTTGCGCTTCGTTATTCCGTTCTTGCGTACTTCTCCAATCCACGTTGTCTTGTTGTTCTGCGTGCGTTTGTACGGCATGGTAGTCCCTAATCGTGTCACTTATGCAATTTTCAAAGAACAAGACACGGCCAGAGATTTTGACGCCGCCGTATCTAGACGCATACCGTAAAACGGTGGACTCTGCAATACCGAAGAGTTCAGCCACTTCTGAAGGACTCAATTTCCTTCCCAGTGAAGGTAAAGATTTCATGTTTCAAACTCCATTCAGATTCGAAAATTTTTATAAAATTCATTACTGATTCCTTTTTCTGTTATTGCTGGTTGGTACTGTTGCCGCTTTTCGATTCGTTACGGGCTATACCAAGCCCCATTCCTTTTTTCTGTTGATAATGGTTCGAGCGGTACACCCGTATTTTTTGGCAAGTTGCCCGTTGGTCATCGTTTTCGCCAGCCGCTTGAACTCAAGCATGGGAATATCGGCTTTCGCCCGTCCAGGCGGTTCCATATACAAATCGGCAAGGAAGGCTTTGATACGGTCCTTCGTGAACTGGTCGGCCCTGGTAACGAATACCGGGGCGAGGTCGTCATCGTCCTGAAACTCGCCCTTTGCTTTCGCGTAGACCAAGGCCAAGTCCCCCTCGAAGTCCTCAAGCCCGTAGTAGTCTGGGGCGATGTCACCCAGACGTTTCCAGAATTGTCTTGCCTTGGCCTCTATGAGTCCAAGGTGGTTAGGGTTCATGCCGTAGCAGGTCCGCTTTGTGGGGCGTGTCCCTGCCCCGTGTCCAAGTCCAATCATAATCTGTCATCCTCTCAAAAATTAAAAATTAGATGTATTGTGTGCGACATGCAGCGGAATGAAGCCAATTATTCTCCGTGCATCCAATTATATTGGGAAAAAAATTCAATAATTTTGAATAAGGAGTAAGAAAATTTTGAAAAAAATTTCTTACTATCATATTCAAATATTCTTATTCAAAAACAAAAAAACCGGGGCCGCTACCTTTTATTGATAGCGGCCCCGGATTTTTGAAAGTCAAATCGGGCGTCACAGAAGATTCGGCGGGTTCTTCTGGTCAGCCGTTTTACTTTTAGTTGGCGTTGATACCGCGCAGGCGTGCGGCGGCCTTGGGGTGGAATACGGCGATAGAGCAAATCCACTCAATCAAGGTCTGGTAATGGATGCCCTGCAAGCCCTGGTCGATGACTTCCAGGATACCGGCCTGAAGGCCGGAAACCCATTCCTTGGCCCCAAAACGCACGGCGTAAATGGACGTACAGACGTTCTTGTCGCCGTTGTCCAAATCGGACTCAGTGAAGCCAAGGATTTCATTTCCGTTCTTGTCAGACTCAATCACGCCAATGGGAAGCCCGGCATAGGCGGCAATCTGCCGCCCGAAGGCGTCAGAAACAGTTTCGGTGGCCTGGCCAGCGGCACGCATGAGCTTGTTCACCTTCCGGCGCATGGTCTTATTCATAAAGAGCATGTCGGGGCTTCCCTGTACCGCGTCGATAAGCTCGTCGAGCTTATCCAGGGTCAGCGGGTTGCCGCCGTCGGCGTTGCCCATGTCGAGCACCTGGGAGCCAGTAAGGCGCTTCTCCAGACCGTCGAAGCTGTCGGCATCGGCGGTGCTGTTGCCCTTGAAGAACGCCTTGGTGAACTCCAGGGCGGCGGCCTTGGCCTTCATGCCGTCATGGACGGCGCGGATGTCGTTCACCTTGCCCTGAGTCTTCACCTGGGCGCGGTCCACCTTCGAGATACCGCCGAAAATCTTCAGGGCTTCGGTCTGGGGGTTAATAACGCCGGTCGATTCGTCGTAGATTTCATTGATGCCACGAAAACCGATGCCGGGAAGGGTCTGTTCCTGATTGTAGCTGTAGGCGTTGCCCTGCACATCGAGGAACGGGAGGTGCTGCAAGACCGGGGAGGTCATCGGGAACACTTCCACTACGCCGCGCTGTAACGGATTTTGAATCAGTTTCGCGGCTTCAACCAAAGTAAGCATAAAAAACTCCTTAAAAAATAATGGGATAAAAAAAGCCCCGGAGCACAACGCGCCGGGGCTGGATAACGATTCTTCGAGCCTTGGGGTTACTTCTGGCCGTACCCCATGCTCATAAGCTGGTGCGGGGTCATGCCCGACAAGTCAGCCGTTTTCTTGGAGGTCGGGCGGTATGCGCCGGGGCCGTCTGCTTCATGCCGGGAAGCTGAAAATAAGCCGCTCTTTATGGCTCTCCTGGCCCATCGAACTTGAGGGAGAATTCCGATGTCTTGCGGGAGTAGACCCCTAAAAACCTCCGGAATCTCTTCCATCAGTTCCGCGAGGTATTCTTCCAGTTCGGCCTGAAATTCGTTGAATGACTTCCCGGAAATATCGGTCATCTCCTTATCTTCGGGCCACTGCTTTGATTCTTTAGGCGGCGTCTGCGTCTGTTCCATTTATATCCTCCGTATCGGGTTGTTCGTCGTTGTCTGGGGTGGTGAGCCTGTCGAGGTTCGAGCGGAAGGTGAACACCTCGTCCCCGTTAATCTGGCCGCGTTCTTCACGAACCATAATCAGGTATCGCATGGCCTCTTCGCGGGTTTTGATGTCCGGGTTGTGCTCCATCACGATGTCCACTTCGGAAATGATGCCGAGGGAAAGAAGCTCGCTCCAGGCCGTTACCTGTTCGGTCAGCGTGTTCGCCTTCTTGAGGTCGTAGAAATCGACTCGCAGGGTCGCGCCTTCCGAGAGCTTCCGGCCAGGATTGTGATGGTTCCAGACGGCCCGGATGGTTTCAAAAATGCGCTTCTCGTAACCACGGAAAAGTTCAATTTCATCGGCTCGCTGTTCCATCAGTTCGAGGTTGCCGATGATTCGGGCAATGCCGCTTTCGTTCGTCGGCTCCGTGGAGAGTGAAGAGGCAGAAAGCCCGTTGGCTATCGCGGTTTGCTTGAGAATGAATTCGATGGTCTTGAGAACATCGGCAATGGGGGCGTCTGGGGAGGCAAAGCCGACTTCGCCGTCCTTCTCCAGTTCAACCATTGTTCCGGGTCCGGCTTCGATGGTCCCGTCCGTGGATGCGGTTTTTATGTAGCCCACGGAATAGCCCTGCATTTCGCAGGTGTAGACCAGGGAGGTCAGAAGGCTGTTCAAGGCGTCCTGGGCAACGATGAGGTCTTCCCCAGACTCCACAAAGAAGGTGTCGAGCGGAGCCTTGTCCCACAGGGGCACCAGGGGCAGAATCCCGTAGGGGTTTTCCTCTTCACTCTTGAGCTGGCCCCGATAATCCAGAATTCGGATTGCCTGGGCCGATATGACTTCGAAGGTCGTATCCTGTTGCTTGGCACCGTAGCGTGTCACCATGACCTCTTGAACGTCCTCCGGGCTCTTACCGGTGGCTACGTCGAGAATGTCAGGGGTCAGGATGTCCAAGTCGATTTTGCCGTTTCGCCATACGGGCCGCACCATGACCGTCTTCAAGAGCTTCACCAGCCGGGAGGCCGTCTTCATCTTTACGGACAGGGAGCAGGCGGCGGCAATCTCGTTGAAGGTTGTCATGTCCTGCTCCGTGGCGTTCAGAAGGTCACGCTTGGGCGGCTCCAAGTAGGTGGTGGACTTCATATCCACGATTTTTCGGACCACGTTGATAAAGAGCGGCTGGAGCTTTTCGGGGCTCTTGAATTTCTGGGCAAGTTGGGCCTGGAGGTATTCAAGTTGAGCGTCCCGGTAGTATTCGAGGCGCTGGAGCGCGGCTTCCTTGCGCATGACTGCCGGAATCAAGGTGCTGGCCTCGAAGATGCCGAGGGCCTGGGGAGCGTCCTTTTTCTTGCTGAAGAACATTTTAGGCCCTCATGATTCGCTTGGCCGAAACCAAATAGAAATCGAACATCTTCAAGGTTACAGGGTGGTACATTTTTCTGTAGCTGAAACCGGGCACCTTCGTGCTCGAAATCGGGCCAATGGATTCAGTGGTCTTGCCTTCGATGTAGTCGGAAATGGCCTGGTCGATGGTTTCGGCGTTTTTGTGCAGGAACCAAGCCTGGTGGATAGTCGCTTCGACAAATCTTTTTTTATTCAGTTCCACAAATGCCCACTGAGTTGTATTGACTTCAGCCATATTTCCAAACAGCAAATAACTCAGCATCTTTGACGCATGAATGAGCAGGCGGGCTTTTCTGTCTTCGTCGAGTGTAGCCCATTCTTCGCATCCAGGCACAAGATTAAAAATCTGGTCGGACTGTTCCCTCGAAACAAAAGAATTTTCCGTCGTTACTTCAATCATCGTACACCTCATATTCCTTGGTAAATTTTACAGCCCGCTAAACGGACCTTGGTTTTGAAAAAGTCTGGGAGAGTCATTTCATTGCCGACAACCTTGCAGATGTATTGAACGTGCATTGCTTCGACGCGTTTATGCGCTTCGCATTGCTCAGAGCATGGAAGGATGATGTCGCCGTTTCGCAAATAGCAGAACGGCGCGTTTTTGCTTTTTGAGTTGCATTGAATCCGGGGGATTTCGTAGGTGGCAAGCTCTTCCTGTCGAAGCGCCCATATCGCCCAGACCAGCGAGTAAACGCGGTCATCATGGAAGCCCTTGGCGGCCTCGAACTTCGGGGTCTTGCCGGTGGCGTCATAGGTAAACGCGCCAAGCTCGCCTTCGAGGTCAATAAGGTCGCGTGAGAATCGCAACCGGCGCTCCGATATGATGCGGTGCAGTTCCGTGAACGCCGCTACCTGCTCCGAGGCGTTGGCATGGACGATTTCAGCCGAAATCTTGGCATCACAGCACCATGACCAAATATCCTGGGAGTTGTAACGCTCAATGACCACGTTTTGCAGCTTGTAGCGCTCGTTATCCTGGGCAATGGCTTTCTTCAGGAGATTGCCACTACTGAACGCAATCTTCTTCTGGTTCAGGACGTAGTATTCCGGTTCGTCATCGTCCCCGGCCACTTTCGCAACACAGGTCCAAATCGTGTTGTCACCGTGGGTTGAGAAGCCAAAGGCGCGGTCAACGCCGCCGCCGACAATGTACTTTCGACCAGCAAACAAGCCTGGGAGGGCTTCGAGCTCCAGGGGTATGCGGAAGTTGTCCCTGGCCGCTTCGATGTCTTCCATGCGGAAGAGCGTGTTCACGGCATCGGCGCGGCGGTTGAGTATCTGGGTGCCAAAGAAGGACGGGAAAAGAGTCTTCTCCTGATTCACAAGCCAAGAACGCCGAATCCAGGCCGGTGCCCGTTCCGTCGCGTCCTTCAGGTCTTTGTACTCAATGCGGGATACGTAGATACCCGGCTCCCCAGACGCGTGCAGTTGCTCCAGGCGTGCAATGGGTCCGTTCGGGCCGTCCGTGGTGGAATCAATCAGCACTTGGCCGTCAATGGAGTCGCCTACGCTTGATGAGAGAACCCCAAGGGCGTTGGCATCGTTCGCCGCGTGCAGTTCTGTTGTCAGAACGAGGTTGATTTTCTGGCCGTACAGAACGTCAGGGTGGCAGGGTACGGCCTCAATCTCGCTTTGTAGGGCCGGATACTTGATAACAGTCCCGAACAGGTTTTCCTTGCCTATTTCCTTCAAGAGGAAGGGCGTGTTCAGGATGATTTTCTTTATGAGCCGGAAGGAAGTGCCCGTGGCCTGCTTCTCCGAGTTCGCCAGCACCTTGATGGTCTGGGCGGGCCAGCACATGAACCGGTGCAGGACAATGAGCACGTTCATGTAAGACTTGCCGTGTCGGCGGGGCCAGGTGATGCAGCATGTTTGGTCCCCGGCCTTCGTCTTTAGAAGAATGGGGGCGATTTCTCGCTTCTGCCATTCGGCAAGCTCTATGGGCTCGAACCGGTTGTTCTCTTTCAAAATCCGAGGCTGGACGTCCTCCACCCACTTGAAGAAGCCTTCGGGGCCGTCACGCCATTGCCGGAGCTTTTCGGGGGTAAACTTCATAAGTCCACCTCCAGCACGGCCTTGGCGTTCGTTATCGGGTCGGCGGCCTTGTTCTGGCTTACTTGGTTGATTGCCAGGATGGCGCGGCGGTTTTGCTCCTGAAACCTCAACAAGTCCTTGAATATGTCTTGTTCGAGTTGCTTGGTGGTCGGATTCACAAGGCTTTCCGGGCTGTTGAGAATCAGGTTCACCACAACGTCTTCGAGCACTTTGTTTACGGCGATGTCACGGCGCAGGAGTTCGAGGCTTGCGGCCTTCTGGTCATCCTCCAGGGCTCGAATGGTCTGTTTGATAGCCAGGGCGGGCTTGGTGCGTTCGTCTAGCCTCCCGGCTTCGATTTCGGTAAGAAGGCGTTCGTCGGTTCGGAGCTTCCGCTTCCGGGGGCGGCCTCTGCCGCGTTTTTCAGTTACTTCGTCGGTCACTGTTTCCATGTTCACTCCGTCAGAAACAGAAAAGCCACCTGTGACGGTGGCTTTCTGGGTTGATATTTTATCGAATAATATTCGGTATCAAGGCGACATGCGCTTAATACTGCACCCGCAACACTATTGTTTTGACGACAAACAAACGTCCGTATAGAATTGCCGTCAAACAGTGAGGTGCGGATGGAAGGAAATTTTGTCGCGTATTATCGCGTATCTACGGCCAAGCAAGGGCAATCTGGTCTGGGGCTCCAAGCGCAGAAGGAAGCCGTTGCTCAGTACCTCAACGGTGGAAGTTGGAAGTTGTTGGCCGAGTTCACGGAAGTTGAAACAGGGAAGGGCTCGAATGCTTTGTCGAAGCGCCCGGAGCTTCAGAAGGCCATATCGTGCGCGAAGAAGGCGAAGGCAACGCTTATCATTGCGAAGCTGGATAGGCTTTCACGAAACGTCCATTTTATCTCCAGCCTTATGGAATCCAAAATTGATTTTTTGTGTTGCGATATGCCAAGCGCTACGCCATTGACCATTCACATAATGTCTGCAATCGCAGAAGATGAGGCGAAGCGTATTAGTGAAAGGACAAAAGCAGCACTTGCCCAGACAAGAAAAAACGGAGTTCTATTAGGAAATCCGCAAATATCGGATACGTTAAACCGTCCACGAATCGAAAAAGCAAATTCATTTGCGGAAGGCTTGCGAACTTTGCTTTCAGGATTCAAAGCAAACGGCATGAGTCAACGCGCCATGATGGAAGAACTCAAGAAGTTGGGAATTCCTACAGCACGTGGCGGGGTGTGGTCACTGAAGCAACTCCAACGTGTATTGAAACGACTTGCATAATATTTGAATTTTTCATTTGAATATTATTTTTCCAATGGTTAGGTCGTCGACAAGCATGGTGAGTAATTGTTATGCGCTGACACGACCGTTAGGCGCTGGATTTGTGTAATTTTTAATTCCTTGAATTACAGGAAGTTATGGGGATTCTATTATTCAAAGGGATGAAATGCGGAATCTTAGATGGCGATTTCAGTATATCCATCGATGACGCCGGAAATTTCCAGTCTAAATGTATCTTGTCCACATCGTACAATGTTATCCCTGTGTGGCTTCGTATTGCTTACGATAACGTTTGTCTTGCACGAAGCGCTTCTGAAAAAATTCAAAAAGAGTGGTGCGAAGACTCTGAGATACAAAAAAAACTGCTCATAAGCGAACTAACGCCTTCAATTCAAGTTTTTGTATCTTGCGGAATCGTTTTAGATGCTATGTTTGACCAGCTAAAAAAATTTGCAAAAATTTCAGACGAAGAATTTTCATCCTGGAAAAAGAACGGAACGAAAAGAGCATCACAAATATATGAGGTAATAAAAAGAGTTTTTAAATTAAAAGGTGAAATCACAAAAGCATTTCAGGAAAATATCACAAATATAATAGATTATAGAAATGAAATAGTTCATCCAAGTCATCGTATACGGCAAACATGCACGAGGTCAGATATACCTGTTGGCGTCGACTGGAGGTTTTCAGCTTACAGATATTGCAATGCAGAAACATGCTATTTGCGAACAATGGAGATGCTATTTTTTCTCTATCAAACTAAGTCTGGAATATCGAGCATCGATGGAGAAATGGGGAATATATTTGAAGCGCTTCAAGAACTCGGTCTAATAAACATAACAAATAAAGATTAAAGCACATCGCTTATCTACACTTTATTCCATGCGCCCACTACAAGCTGTTGCCATCGCAGCCCAAACCTTCGAGTAGCGCCTTGCCCGTTCGGGCTCACAGGAGTTCTTGAAGTTCGTGTAGTCGATGTCATTGATAGCATCGGCAAGCACCTTCTGGACTTCGGCCTTGGGGACCGTGGCGCGGTATTCGTAATCGGTTCCGGCGTTGGCTAGAACCTTATGGCCTGGGAAGGCGTTTTCGATGTCACCCTTGATTCGGGCGCGGACAAGTAGTTTGCCAGGTTCCGGGCTAGCCACGATTGAGAAGAAGCCTTTATTCGTAAAAATCCACATGGTTGAACCTCGTTTTTAAATTTCCTGCCAATCGGGCCATGATTCGGGCCATGAATAGCGGAATCGGCCTTGCTCTTCGTTCCATTCGGCCCATTTTACTTTTTCGAGAGATTCATCGTTTCCTTCGAGGTCGATGACCAGCGCCGAAACCGGAATTTCATCGCCGCCCATATAGCCGTGCAGCAGGTACGAGTTACCCTTGTCGCCTTCGGCTTTCGATGCGTGTCTTCCGACCTTCGTTAAAACGATTCGTCGCAAGGCCCCGCCCGTCTGCTCCCTCTCCATGCTGAACAGAATGCAAGTCGGCTTGTCGTCGTTGTTCTTGTCGTAGACGAAGGATATGTGCCCAACGGGGTCGAGTTCATATTCCCTTTCGCCACTTTCGGAGTTGCTGACGATGCAGTACGCGCCGGTCTTGTTTGCGAAAGATTTGATTTCCTGAATGAGAATCTTGTCAACTTCCATTCGCTACCTCTTCTCTGTAGTTGATTCCTTGGCATTATTCTGGCCTTTTGGAAATTGTGCCGGGGAACATAGCATAATTTTTGAGTATTCCAAGACACTACCGAAATAAAAGCGTGTCAGACGCGAAAATTTACGAGGCTTCGGTCTAGGCAAGGCGCTTGGCCATGTCGATGCTGATTTCGGCAACGGCGCGGCTTTTGCGCTTGATGTAGTGCGGCACGGCCTGTTCGAGGATTCGTTCAACGGTTTCGCTTCGGCTGGTGCCGAGCTGTTGGCCAAGGGTAGCCAGGTCTTTGGTCAGTCCGGGTCGGATGCTGACAGTGATTCGGTCTTTCATCGCGTGTTGCTCCTGTTGGAAGCGGTTGGTGTGAGTTATCGGGAAATAAAAAACCCTCCCCGCCGTGAGGTTGGCGAGGAGGGTTAGGCCATCGGGGCGAGAGGAAACACCCTATTGGCACTACGTTGAACCTGCCCAAGGAATCAGCGCATGTTTTTCATGCCGAAAAGACGATTCATTTTTCACACCCACCACAGAAATTACACTCAACTATCAGAAATAGTGAGTAAAAGAAATTATTTCGGAGAGTACACAAGGCAGTGGTCGCCTTTGCCATGCACGATTTCACCCTTGGCACTATCAAAAAACAACAGTTTCTCATCATCGAGCGTTATTCTGACTTCATCGCTAATAAATCCGAAGTAATCACTTGCTTCAACGCGAACTTCCATTGCTCCACCTGCCTTGATGTTTTCAAGCCTGTTAAGTTTTGCATTTGCCCTTGCCTGTGCCTCTTCCACCTGCATGTCGAGCGAAGCCTTATAGAGAACCCTTGGTTCGGTCTGTGCCGCTACCTTGAGGGCTCCGCGCAAAATGTCAGTGTGGCCTAACTTTTCGCCCACCTCAGCCGAAACGGTACGGTTCAGATTTTCGAGATACTGATAATCCGTTTCGTTCCAGCGATAGGTTTTGACGATGCCGCCTTTCTTGTCGGGGGGTGCGTTCTTCATGGGGCATGATTTGCCCTAGGCACTGCCTTTATGTCAATACTTTTTGCAAATACAAATTCGGACTTCAGCCCACCCCAGACTTGCCCGTTAATAAAAACGCGTTTTTAATCGTTTTTATTTCGATTCTCTCGCCTTGACCCCGCTTAGCCATGCCGAGACATGGATTTTGAGCCAGAAACGCGCAGAGGGGCCTTTCTGCGCGAAAAATGCACGGGTCTTCTCTAGGATTGGGTGCGCCATTTTGGAACCAGAGGGGTATTTCCGGGGTTACGGGCAGAAATCGGCCTCGAATTTGTCCACCACGGCAGGGGCAAGCGCAAAGAACTCAGGCGTGGGCAAAGATTCTTCCGGCTTAGAGTGGGGTGGCTACCTGCCGAGTCTGGGTGGAGGAACTTAGACTTGAAAGCGGTTCGCTAATAAAAACGCGTTTTTAATCGTTTTTATTTCGATTCTGCCGCGTTGACCCCGCTTACCCATGTCGAGACATGGTTTTCGAACCAGAAACGCTCACAGATGCGTTTCTATGCGAAAATGAGGCATCGGCAGTCCAGGATTGAAGCCAGGGTTTCGGAGAAAGAAGCGGAAAACGGCTAAAGCGCGCCAAAAACGACGGTCTGGGTGGGGTCTGGACCTCTTTGCGCTGTGCTGGCTGGATTGCGGTGGAGCGGCTTGTGTGTGGGCAACGGGTCTGGGGCAAGAGCGGCGATGGAACCGAAAACGAAGTTTGAAAATAGCTGTATTTTCAGTGCGTTATGGATTCTCTGAAATAAAAAGTCAATAATTTCAGCACATTTGATTCTCTCCCCCTCTTCTCCCTCTCTCTTTCTCTCTCCCCTTAACAATCCCCTCTCTTATACTCTCTCCCTCTTTCTCCCCCTCACTTTTTTTACTCAAATTTTGCCAACCTTCTTACTTCGTATTCGTATAATACTTCGTATTATACTTATACTACGTAAGAAGGAGCAAAATTAGACACCGGCTTCGCCGGTGGATTTGTTTTTCTACTTTTAATTTTTTTTTAAAAATCCCATGCTCTGAAACAATAAAATCCACCCAGACTATTTGATTCAATGTGGTATAACTCGAAAAAATCATAATTTGTGAATAATAGAATATGGTCGCTGCTTTAACCATTCGAACAAATCAGGAAAAATCAACTTTAAAAAATCATATGCCTCTGTATCATCTTTATCGAATGTATTTTTATATTTTTCCAATTTATTAAAAAAATCCGACAATCGCATGTTGTCTCGCAAATTTGCCGTTTCATTGAAATTATAAAAAATAATTGCTTCAGACAAAAGAAACCCGTATTTTTTATGCCTTAAATTTGTGAGAGGTAAAAGGGCATCGTATAAATCCTCTACAATATTTGAACGCTTAGTACAAACAATTTTGCCATGTTTTAATGTGTACAGCGCAACAATAATGTGTCTGAATTCACTGTAGTTAAAGTATATATTATTGTCTTTAAAAAATTTGTCATATTTATTATGTATCTCATGTTTTTTAGTATCTGACTTGGATAGGAATATTTTTTCTACATCGCTTGCTATTGTATTTTTTAAATTCTGTATTGATTGACTTTTTAAGAAATTTAATGCGGCTATTTTGTGCTTTTGATGGTTGTAGTAAAATACTTTTCCACTTTGAGCGCACGTTAAATCTTCAAGTGTAACGGTTCTTTCATTCCATATTTCTTTGATTTCGCCGTTCTCTATAAATATTTCATTATATCCGCAAATGAATTTAAATTCATTATCAATTATGCTTTCGTCTAATATGAAAGCATTATAGTTATTTGGTTCAAAAATACCTAATTCTGCATATCGCATTTGTTGAGGATGGAATTTATTTTTTCTAAAAAACCAAATAATATTATATCCTTCTTCTTTTAAATCTTCGTACCTTCCAACAATTTCTTTTGTAAAAGTAGACGATAGTTGAATCTCAAATGCAATTTTATATTTATAATCGTCAATATAAACATCTGGTTGCCTAAAAGTTCCAGAAGTAATATTAATTCTTTTTTCACTTTTTGGTTTTCCATACCTCCCATCGCGCTCAATTGCGTCAATTATATAATTTTTTAATCTCAAATGAAGTAACGACTCTTTTTGTCCATTGTATTTTATTGCCCTAATCGCTTCAAGAGTAAGCCCGCCTTTATTTTCAAATATACATTTTTTATTATTTTTATAATGAGCAAAATGCGGAACGACTTTACTACCTTCTATGCATCCTCGAATATATACCGGCTCAAGACATGCTGGACAAACCAAATATTTTTCTTTTGAGAATCGAATCTGCTCTCTTCTTTTTTTTTCAATAAATTCTCTGAATCGAAATTTATATTTTGACTCAGTAAATTTTGTTGAATCCGTAATTCTTCCAGATTTATAATGCATAACAACAGGAATTTTAAGAGCCATACCTTCTCATCTCCATTTCACGATGCTATTTTCTGTCATGCGTATAGTAAATTTTACAAGTATGCAAGATGATGTAATCTTCTGCCCCCAGACACGCGCCGATACCGTCGGCATTCACAAAAACATCCAAGCGTCTGGGGTGGAATTTGTTTGAGAACGCTAACTTTGAACCAGGGGCTAATTGCTCAGAAATGTGAGCGCTAGGGGCAGAGGGGAAATAGAGGGGAAACGCCATACGAAAAGCTGCGTTTCGATGCGTTTTCTTGCAGGTAAGTGACTGATTTTACGATATGGCGGCGTCAAAACATCGGCCTGTCACGCCGGAGGCCGTGGGTTCGAGTCCCATCGGCCCCGCCATTAGAGAACAAGGGATTTCAGTCGAAAGGCTGAAATCCCTTTTTTCTTTGTAGGTTC